AAGCTGGTGGACAGTCTGACGGGTGCAAACAATGTCCTGCTCTCCTATGTGAATGTGAAGATAGCGGAACTGGACGGGCGCAAGCAGGAACTTCTGGCGAGGATAGCGGAACTAACGGTGGAAGCCATTAGCCCGGAACAGGTCAGCCAGATTTCCGGCTACCTCGACACTTGGGAGGATGTATCCTTTGATGACAAGCGGCGTGTGGTGGATTTGATGATTACCACCATAGCCGCCACAAGCGATAGTTTGAATATCACATGGAAAATCTGACGGGCGGAACCCCTCCCGTCAGATACCTACCCTGTGTAGTCCCTTGTAAACTGTACTTTCGTATGCGCTAAACTGTTCGTGTCATTCATTCTTGAGTGACCTCCCTTTGTTTTGTAGTTTGCAGTTGCCAGACCGCATCTCTACTATAACAGAGGGAGTTTTATTTTTCCTCATCGGCAGCAGCCTCTTTTGAACCACTCGCCCAGCGAGTGGTTTTCGGGATACAAAAAGAAGTCTGAAACCTTACGGTTTCAGACTTCTCAGTGGCAGCGGGAGAAGGATTCGAATTCGCAAGCAGGTGTAAAATGCTGTAAATGCGCGTAAAGAAATCCCTGTGTTTTCAAGGCTTTTCGGATTTTGGCGTAAAATGCTGTAAAGCCTTGTAAAAGCTGTTTGGGGTAAACTTAGGGGTCAAAAACAGATGCTTATAGCGCCATATACATTGGCTTGCACCCATCTAAGTAACGGTACTGTTCCGGCTTCATAAACTCCTCAAAATCGCCGAATAAATTGCGCTTATAAAAGTGAACCGCATCTGGCACAGAGTAAAGCACAATGTGTGTTGCGCCGAGGTACGATTCTGTGATTTCTCTTATTTCCTTAATTAGAAAGCTCAAAAACGCATCACTGACAAAATAACGCTCTTCCGGATCATCAGAGCCAGAAAGTTCAATATCCTGATACTTTTCGGAAACAGCAAAATAGTCTATCTTTATGGAAGGAATGAGTTCGACCAATTTTGCATCATTCAAATTGATTCCTGAGCAACACAGCGCCGCCAGACCAATAACATCACCATTTTTTTGATTGTAAAAAGCGTAGCAAACATTCCGAGGATCCGACGCTGCAACCTCGCGAAAATATCTGTCAATCTCCGGGCTTCCGCTGGTAAAACCAGAAAATATGGAAGCCGATTCCTCCGAAACGACTTCCATACAACAGTTATTCAAGTCAATCTTGATCTCATCCATTTATTTTACTTCCTCTTGACAGTAGTCTTGCCAAAATTAGGAATATTCTTTGCTGCTCGAGCCATTGCACGCTCAAATGCATTGGATTCAGAAGACGCTTTTAAGAACTTTTCTTTTTTCTCAGGAGCAACTTCAAAACCAAGATTAACTTTTCTGGACATTACAGCCATCTTAATAAAGCTCCTTTCTGACACAGTCCACCTCCCATCACATGGCGGGTGGTACCTTTTTTGTACGTTCATAATACCATCCGCAAACGTCAAAAATCAACAAGAACTTGTAAACAAATTAGATTATTGTCTATTGTGTTCAATAGTATGCGCGGCAGTATAAAATATTGCACAAAGGTGTCCATTATATGAAATTCTTCAATTAAATTCTGAAATATTAGTAAATAACAAAAACAAGAGATCTGTTCGCCTGCCAACAACAGCTCGTCTCGATCTCAAATCGAAGCGAGCTTCACTGCTCGGATTTCAAATCGGCGCAGTGGCCCGCCTGATCCAGACAGTCGCAAGGGTCTCATTTCAGATGAGGCCCTCAATGCACCGAAAGGCTCGGATTTCAAATCCGACCTTTAAGACATTTCACAAAACGCAGCAAGAGCGGAGGAATCACCCTCCGCTCTTTGCTTTTAGTCAGATCGACGCCACCGCTCAAAACGCCGATCTTCTATTTTGCAATGGCATAGCTTTCAGTATTCTTTAGCGGCAAAAATCAGAACGTAACTCCGCGTTCTGCACAGAGGTCTTTCAAAAGTGCTACCGCTTTGTCAAGCCCCATAGCATGATCATGGATATCGTTGTTTGACGGATAGACCAGGCAATTAGAGCGATAGTCTAAAACCTGGTATCCAACGATTCGTTCACCATCCAAAGTGTGAACATAGCCCCAACCATCGTGATTATACCGCTGATAACCTTTCTGGAATGAATAACCGGCCTCGTTGGCCTTTTTTCTCAATGTGGAAAGTGAATACTGCATAAGCAAACCTCCTGAAATTTATGGTTTGAGCAGTGTGCTTATGTTGTGGTTTGTTGTTTTATAGTGTTTATACGCTATGCCATCTTGCAAACGTCCTATAAATGCCCCTCAGAGGCCGCAGGAGCGCTTTCGTCGCGCTCTATGGCTTCGTCTATAGCTCGGTTGATAAAGCTGTTTACGCTCTCGCTGTGGACTTCTGCGTGGGGTCTGAACAAATGGCCCGTTCTACTTCTCGCGCGCGTAGTCGTGTCATTAAATTCGTCAAAACGTTATTCCGTGTCCTGCTTTTCTCCAATGCAGTCGAGAACGTAATCACGCAGGACTGCATTTGAAGTCTTGCCAATCTCTGAGCAATACGCCTTGAATCTGTCGGCTTGCTCCTTTTTGACCTTGCAACCAACAACCGCCATATTCTCTTTGTCCCACTTAATAGCTGCTCTTTTCTGTGCATCGCTCGGTGCCAATATATCACCCCCCTTGCTTTTTGCCCATTATAGCACAAAAGCGCACAGGTTAACAGTATAATAATTGCTAAAGATATACGGTTAACTTTATGCAGTTTATCAATGGACATATACGGTTAACAGTAGTAGAGTGTAGCCATAGCAAGGGACAAGAGATCGAGCGAAGGTCGATAGCCAACGCGACACCGTAAGAGCTGGAACGGAGAAGCTTGAAAGAAATTCCCGATGGGATAGATACTCAGAGCCACCAGCCGCCGATCTCACCCGCAAATAAGGAGGTAAAACAATGAGCATCAATGAAATGGATAGCAAGATCAAGGAGCTGCGCGAGCTTCGCCGGATGGCTGACGAGCTGACCGCAGAAATGGAGGCCATTCAGGACAGCATCAAGGCCCACATGGACGCCGAGGGCGTGGACACCATCAATGGTACCGATTGGAAGGCAACCTATAAGGCCGTGACTTCCTCTCGCATGGATGCCAACGCATTGAAAAAGGATCTTCCCGATCTGGCGCAGCAGTTCACAAAGACCACCACGGCCCGCCGGTTCTGCATCGCATGAGAAAGGCTCCATGTCCCAGCCGACCAAAGCAAGACACGGAGCCACCACCAACCACCACAGGGAGGCCAGTATCGGTATTATACCGACCTCCCGCCAAGAAAACAAGGAGGAAATAACAATGAGCAAAAACAGTGCAATTATGAAATTCGGTGAGATGCTGACCCATGCGGCAAACTTTTTCGCCGTGGGAGCGGCCGGGCCGTCCTTTGCGTGGGCCTCCCCTAACGACATTGTGATCCTGGGCAAAACCCCGGATGATATTAACGGGCGTGTGTGCCTTGTGAGCCTTCCTGACGATGAAAAGAGGCGTTTTGTGCGTCTGTATCGGCACGGAAACACGATAAAGACCTATTACATGGACGATTACGATTGTAGCGGGGAGTATCCGGCTAACGGCGTAGAAGTTCATGGGGAAGTACTGGCAATCGTCCACCAGTACGGAGTGGAGCCAGAGGCCCCCAAAGCATCCACGGCGTGGGAAAAGCGTGTGAAAAAGGCATTGAAGGGCCGCTTTATCCCATTCAAGGATCAGGAGCAAATTTTGAAACGGCACACCAACGCCGGACGCTGGACAACCCTAAACGTGGCCTATTGTCTGGGCGCAGAGGCCGGGAGAAAGGAGGCCATGAGCGATGACAAAGGCAGAGCGTGAAATGATGGAACGCATCCACGCCTACGGTATAATCCTATCACTCGACGAGGAGCAAGCAGGACTTGTCCTCGCGAGGATTAAGAAAATGTTAGCGGAGCAGGAAGCGGAGGCGAAACTTCTGACAGGTAAGGGGGCAAGCGCATGAAGCTTCTATACTGCGCCCGCTGTAATACACCGCTTATGAACGCCGCCACGGTGCATATTTGCCCGACCTGTGGGGCTGTTTACCGTCAGCGCGGCACGCGCTTTTCCTTTGTCGCCGATCTATCCGGCGTATCCGTCAAAGAGCTGATGCAAAGCATGGAGGTCACGCTATGAACGATAACGATAGATTCTATCCGGTCGTGCAAACGCCGATCGGAAAGGTGCTGCTCATCGGCGCAACTATGACCGTTGAGCGCGAACGCGAGCTTTTCGGAAAGAAGGTGCTCCCGAATGAGCACAGATGAGTGTACTCGAGCGCATGATCTGATCGACACGCCGCTTTCCCATGTATGCGCGCCAAAGTGTACAGTAGCCCGTAGAGTCCGCCGAAGAGTAGCAAAGAATACAGTGTGCGAATACAGCGAAAGCTGCTTCACCTGTCCTTTATCGGACTGCAAACAGACTGTTGTCAAATGCTTAACGGTCAACCGTTTGCCGATAGATCCTCTCATGTAACGCAGAAAGCCCACAGGAACACTCCTGTGGGCTTTTGCTTTGCCGGTGCTTATTGTATTCTCGCAGTGTTACCGTGCGTCTTACAAGCCAGCAGGGCGGCTTCAAAACAAGAAGGTGTTGCAGCCCCCCCTTTACTCCGCCGTCTGCAGCTCCACAAGCTGGTGGATCACTCGTTCCAGTCGGTCGAGCACGATATCATAGCCGAAGATAAACATTTGCAGTCTCCTTTCCTGTTAGTACAGCAGCACGGGCTTACCCGCTGCGCGCGTCATGTTGTTGATGTTCTTTACGGTGCTACGTGCAATCTCCTTACCGTCGAGCTGGATAACGACCGTAGTTGCACCGCCACCCGATTCCGCCATAGCCTGCTTAAATGCGTCAACCATCGTTGCAAGCGGCGTTTCGACGTTCGTTCCGCTCTTCTGGTCGCCCAGTACGGCGAGGAACTTTCGGTTCGGTGGGATGACCGCACCGCTCGCAAGCGCTGGGATCTCGTTATACACAGGCGCATTGCCGTCTAAGCTCTGCGCCGCCACCCGACGGCTGCGCGTTGGGGCCTTTGTTGATACGCGCGTGCCGGTAAAGCCGGACGTTGCCTTTCTGACTTTGGAATCGTCCACACTGTCGACGAAGAATTTCAGCGCAAGACCGATCGCCGCCGAGATAATGAACGCCGTACCGGCGCTGACGATACCAAGCGCTGCAAGGCCAACGCCAAGAACACCGGCCAGCAGTCCAAGAAGTACGCTGCGCCCGATGCTGACAAGCCGCTGCGTGCCCTTCTTCGGGTCTTTGCGGACGCTGTAAATGCTCAGTCCGAGAATCAGGCCTAATCCCATGCCGACGACTGTACCGACGCCCGGCGTCACGATAGAGCCGATAACAGCGCCAAGCAGCGCGCACAGCACGACGATCAACTCGGAAAGAAGCTGCGATTTGCCGCCGTGTTCCTCGTCCCCCTCTGCAAAGCCGGTGAGATAGAGGCCGAGGATCGCGCCCAGGCTGAAACCAGCCACGCCGCCGGTGATGCCAAGAAACACGCTGCCAAGCAGCGCACCGAGCAAAGCCGTGATGACCACGATCCACGCATCCTCTGCGTCCATCTCGGTTTTCCATGTTTCGGGGTCAAGGCCCACAAGGTACAGCCCCAGCAGCACACCGAGGGATAAACCGATGACGCCGCCCGTGATGCCGCCGAACGCCGCGCCGAGCGTTGCACCGAGCAGCGCCGTTAAAACGGTCAGCCATGTTGCCTTGCTCTTGGGGATAACTTTCTTGTCAAAGCTCCATTTGAGGTCATCCACGACGATCTCAAGCCCCGCGCGGATGGTCTTAAAGATATCATTGATCTTCTGGAACACCTTGTCGAGCTTTTCCATCATGGGCCCTTCGTCAAAATCAAAGTCCGGCGCAATGGCGGATGCTCCGCCGCCACCGCCGCCAACGGACGTTGTCGTGCTGAGTTTGTTGATCTCATCGAACGCCGCGAGCGCGTCTGTCGCTTCCTTTGCCGCCTTGCCGGTCGCGTCAATGGCGGCGGCCTCTTTGTAGAGGTTTTTGCCCGATGCCTCCATGCTCTTCTTTGACTTACCGCTCAGAATCGAAATGATCGTCACGATCTCCGACACAATGGCCGCAAGCAGATTCATCAGCCACGTCAGCGCCGGAATGAGTACGTCCATCAAAGGCGCGGCCAGCGTCAGCAGCGCACCTTTGAGGCGGGCAAAAGCGTCGGATGCCTCTGCGCTGGTCTCAATAGCCGCCTTGATCTGCTTGCGTAGCGCCGTGAGCGCCGCCGTGATGACTGAGAATACAAGCATAGAGCGCGCTAAACTCTTGACCTGATCTCTGAAACGCGCGGCATACTGGCCCGCTTTGGCAAGCGCGGAATTCTCCGCCTCGCGCTCCCTGCGTTCCTGCTCCGTATTAGCGATCAACTCACCGGCAGCGACTTTTGCTTTGTCGAGCTTTACCGTCATGCTGTCGATGTTGGCGGTCGTCTCTTCGTAAGCAGCCGAAAGCGTTTTGACCTCCTTCGTCTGCGTGTGCAAAAGCGCTTCCTGCTGTTTGAGCTCCGCCTCCGCAGCGGCGCGGCGGTCGAGCACTTGCGTCTGATACTCGTTCTGTGTAAAGCCCTGTTTTTGGATCCATTCGCGGTCGTTCAGCCGTTCGACTTCCTTTCGCAGCATCTTCACGCGTTCCTCCGTAGCTTTCGCTGCCTGAGATGCGGCGTCAAGCTGCTTTTCAAGGTTCATCTTATTGCCCGTTTCCTTTTCAAGCTTGCTGTTCAGTTCGGATATCTCGTCACGCAGCTTGCTCAGTTTCTTTTGTGCTTTGGTCGAATCCAAATCGCAAGAGAAGATCACGCTGCCGTCAGCATTTGCCATTTAATCACTCCTTTCCCGCTCCCAGCCACTTAGAAATAGTCGTCTCTTCTTCCTGACTGAGTTTGTGTTTCATATTCACGATATTGCTGTTTCTGCGGTACCACTCGCGTTCATCCTTTTCAAGCGTCTTGCCGCGCGCTTTTTTGTCTCTGATGCGCACGACCTGAGCAAAGGTGCAGTCCCCGAGATCGTTATACGCACCGAGGAACGTCCACCAATGGACGCCCCCGGTGTTGGTCTCCGCATCATAAGGGATCTCGCGGATATCCCGTCCGAATATCCGGTTGATGGGCGGGAGGATCAACGGATAGTCCTGCTCCCAGTCAACCAGCTTCGGCGATTTCTTCTTGTCCGGCTCCTGTCCGCCGTTCTGGAACCACGAGAAAGCGTCTACCGCCTCTTGCAAATGCTGCGGCGGGATATCCTCAGGCGAGACATAGAACATCTGCAAGATGCCCTCTGCGCGGTCAGTGCCGCTCAAATCAGGATCACTCAGCATTACGAAGATATCGAGGATAACGCGAAAGTCCGTGCGGATCTCATAGCTCTCTCCGTCGATCTCGACGGAGGTAGGCAAGCCCCAATTCATCGGCGATACTTTGCCGTGTACTTCTGAATGCGCGGATTCGTGGCTTTCTGCTCACGAGCAAAGGCGCTGTCTGTCTCATCCATCAGCGCAAGCAAGAAATTTGTCCATACATGCAGGCCGTCCGCCATCGCATAGAGGTTCATGCTGCCAAAGATGCTGTCACACACCGGCTCTTCAAAAAGACCGTCAATGATCTCGCGCATCTCCTTGTCGCGGCGGTCGGCAATGTTGAAAATCTCAACGCGGTCGCCGCACTTCTGCACCTCATCTGCGTATTTATCCTGCTTCTTGTCCAGTGTGTCAAACGCGTTGTAAAGACGCTGGATAAATGCGCCGTCAGTCGGGTTGAATCGAATGATCACATCGCCCTTAACGCCGTGCACGGTGTATTCCTGCACACCGTTCGCAAAACTAAGTTCCATGTTTATCTCTCCTTCAATGTGTTTTCAGAAATTCTGTAGTGTGTTGATCTCTGCCGCTTATCGAAAATCAGAAGTTCTCCACGGCCTCGCCCGCGAGATCGTCCCATTTTTCGCTCATGCTGACAATTACACCGGGCGATTTGCGCCGGTAGCCGTCCCCGTCGCCGCAACTGTCAGAAATTGCCGAAATGCTATCCCATGCCCGCATGACTGCGCCCTCCCCGCTCTGGCAGTCAAGAGCGATAGCGTTAAGGGCTGCAGCCTCTCGGCGGCTGTCCGTAGTCTTTGCGGCTTCGGCTGCGTAGTGACCCACTAACTTTAGCATTGTGGGGTTGCTGTCGAATCGCTCCATGAACGCGGAGTAATCAGCCGGGGAAAGAACGCCGGTTTTCATCAGCTCAAGGGCGTTATTGTCGATTGCGTCGGGGTTTGCAATATTGGCGGCGCGCACTGCCTGTTCCAGCTCGGCGCGGATCGTGCGGCGCGTGGCCTTGAAGTTGTCCCAAACGCGGGCGCTCACCTCGTTAAAAGTGGCTTCTGCGTCATGCAACCCTACCGCTGCGCAGTCTATTCTTGCCTCGCTGTCGCCGGGCGTCCATGCGTTAGCGTCACGGCTGGCCTGCCGTGCGCATTCGAGTGCATGGAATGCGGCGTTATATTCGCTGCGAGATTTTCTGAAAGCCTCGTCAAGCCGTTTTGCAAAAATGTTAAATTCGCTCATGCGTATTCTCCTTACAGTTGACCGCGCAGCATAGCATTGAAAAGCGCGTTGCTTGCCTTGCTGTCCCTTACCTTTTCGCTGGCTTCTCTTTCGTAGCGGCTAATGGTGTCTGCAAGGTCAGCTTTAGAAATACGGTTTGCGTAAAGATCGCGATTTGCACGCTCCGCGGCCTCCGCTGCAATATTGCGCTTGTCTACGCTATCAAGGATGACATTCTGCCGCATGGTCTTGTAAGCAGCGGCCTCAATTTCGCGCTGGCGCGTTGCAAGGCGTTCGTTATACTCTGCTTCAAGCCGCTTTCTGGCGGCTCTGTATTCAGGGCTGCTGCGTTCAAGCTCGGCTTTTGCCGCTGCGTCAAGATACTGCTCTACCGATGAGTAATCGGTACGGCTTACAAGGTCAAGGGCGCTGCTGAGATCAAAGCCCAACGCGGCTTTTGCCTTTGCCTCTACGCTCTCGCGGGTTTCAATGTTAGCCTTAAAATCCATAATAAATTTCCTTTCTTTTTTATGCGCTGTTGCGCTGTTTTTCTTATACTACGCTGTTTCTCTGTCCCATCTGAGAATTTCTCCCCAAACAGGTAATGTCTCAAGATCTGCATCCTTCCCATATAGTTCTCGCAGCTTTTCTTCTAAGGTTTTGCCCTCGTGCTCTGCGATAACCTCAAGTTCCAAAGGGCGCATCTTTTGAACAGCCGCCTTGTGCTCTGCCTCTGTCGGAATTGTCGAATCGAGCAGTAGGAGATCGGACGGCTCAAGCAAATATCGTTCTTTCCAATAACCCATCATTTCATCTGCAAAGGCCATTGCCGACGTTTTATCAGGGAATGTATACGATTTTGTGTGAAGCCCGTCCCTTGCGCTGCCCGGTACCCCATCCCATTCGCGGATGTCTAACTGGTAAGCCCCTGTATGCCCTGCCAGAACCAACATGTGTGGTCTCCACACAATTCTCCGTGCATCTCGTATTAAGCGATCAACCCTGCATTTTATACCGCTCATAGCTCGTTACTCCTGTCATTCTGCAGCGCCGCAAGGCGTGTTTTAATGGTTGCCATCGGTTTCTTCCCTCCATTTCTCCAACTCGTCAATCTTCTTCACTATATCGAATGTCTCGATCAGCTTTAGGCCGTATTCGATCAGACTTCTGGACGCCGCGATTCGATTTGCATCTGTAACGTCCTTGCGCGTTACGATCTCCCGCAGGCAGGAAAGGGCAGGATTTAGGCTTTGCTTTGCCGCTGTCGCCGCATCCTCGATCAAATCAGCTACCGCCTTTTGATATTCCTCTTGAAACTCAGGATCAGCAAGATATCTTTTTAGCGTCGTTAATCCAATGCCCGCCGCCCGTGCAGCCTTTTCCTTTGTTGGCTGCGTGAGCAAAGCGGCAAGCGCCTGTGTCTGTTTATGTGTCAAATAATCACCTCTTTTTAGGCCGTTTTTCACCAATGCGGCCCATATTTACCCGTAGTACTCCATCAGCGGCTTTCGAATGCGCGGATGCCGCATGGCTCGCAGCGCTTCCCGCCTCAACTTTGGGGCTGGCTTTCGTCCGAACCAGAATTCACCGATGATCGCGTCGCGCTGTGCATCCGGCAGTTGTGCAAGTGCCGCTTGCACAGCCTGTTGAAAATCCCGTTGTTCGATATCCTCAAAGGCTTCTGCCGCCGCTTCATCGGCAATCGCATCACCAATCGTCAGGTCGCTGTCCTCGTCGCCTATCGGCTCGTCCATCGACCGGCAAACAGTGTTGATGGGGTCACATCGCGCCCGCTGAGTTCTCTGCCCGCAGGCCTCTGTAAACGCCCCTTTGAGTCTGATGCCGTACAGCGTGAGAAATTCACCCTTGTTCACATCCCATGTTGGCAGCGTGTCCATGAGGGAGATAAACGCCACTTGCAGAAGATCACTTTCCTCGACACCCGCACGGCCTTCCATTGCCCGCGCCCACCTCAAGGACTGCTGCCATGCAAAGCGTTCAACCGCCGCCCAAAGGCTTAGAATGTCCGCCTTGCCTGCCTGTACCGCTGCTGCAATTTCGCTTGTTCGCTCGCCTTGTGTGGCAAGTGGTTTTGCTTGCATATCCGCTCCTCCTGTGGTAAAATCAGAATTGACAATTCGAACTCACCACAAGAGCGGTCCTCCCCGATTTGGGGAGGGCTTTTTTATAAACGGAAATGTCTGTTCATTGCCCGCTCGAATTTATCGCGGTCATCAACGGGCAGGTGCGGGATAAGCAGGTGCTGCAGTTCGTCACGCTGATGGTAGCGGTCACGCTCACAGCGCGCGGGCTTGGTTGATTTTAGAATGCTGTACGCTTCCAAGATAGTCATAAATCCTCCGCCATAAAATTTGAATTTTGACCATCTTTTCTTTCTTCTCTCCTCCGATATTCATGTGCCACCCTCCAAAAATCCGCCCCGGCGTTTTTTCTCTGGCTCGCGGTACGGCTCCGAAAGCTCGGTGAATTTTTGATGTGCGCCGTCAAAGGTCATCTGCACAACACCCTCCGCCCGCGGCGGTTTTTGGCAACAGAAACCCCGATTGTACCAGAATCGTCAATGCGCCAGAGAAACAGCACCTTCGAGCCGTTTTGCTCCAACTCCCCCGAATCCCTCAGGGAGAGCAGCGTCGGGCGATCTGTATCGTTGACACCACGATTGAGCTGTGCTGCTGCGACGATGGGGATTTGCAGCTCGGAAGCAAGGTTTTTTAAGTCGCGGCTGATCTGTCCGAGCTCAAGATTTCGACTGTCTGCACGGCGGTCGGCCTGCATCAGGCCGAGATAGTCGATGACGATCAAGTGCAGATTTTGAATGGTCGCCGCCGCACCTCGAATTTTGCTCACTGTCACGGCTGGCTTGTCCCAAAAATGAAGCGGCAAACGTTCCAGCCGATTCGACACGGCTGCAATATCCGTCCACGTCTCATCGTTCAGGTCGCGGTCGATCAGGTTATCCATTGTCGCCATACTGCGGCGCGCAAGTAAGCGCTCGGTCAGTTCAGACGCGCTCATTTCCAGCGAAACGAAAAGCGTTTCGTTCCCGGCTCTGGCTGCGCTTTCTGCGATATCAAGCAAGAACGCAGATTTGCCGACACCCGGACGAGCACCGACGATGATGAGTTGTCCGCCCTCGAAACCCTTCAAGACGCTATCCAGCTTTGGGAACCCCGTATCGATACGGGACTGCTCCGGTGCTGAAAGGCTCCGCAAGGTCTCTGTAAGAGCCTGCGAGACACTTTTCAGCCGTCCGCCCGCATTGTCAAGGAGATGTGCCTTACAGAGTTCGGCAATCGCTGTCGCCGGATTCTCTTCATCGAGCGCCGCAAGCACACCATCGCGCAACCGCTTTTCCGCTGCGTGTTTATGTAGCAGGCGGGCATATTCCTCCGCGTTTGCGAGTGTTGGCGTTAGGTCGATACAATCGGCAAGAAACTGCCGGGGATCGTCCACAAGACCACGGAGACCATCGGCGGCAATGTTTACATCAAACGCCTTGCCGCGTGATACTGCGCTATCGGCAGCGTCAAAGACCATAGCGCAGGCGGAAATAGAGAAGTCCTCGACGCTCACGATCTGCCGAAGTTGTAAGACACGTTTTGGTTCAAGACAGACCGTTGCGGCCAGCGAGTATTCAAGAGCCGAGGTATCCTGCATCACGTTTCGCCTCCCATCTTCGCCAAGAGTTGAGTAAACTGCTTCCGAAACTTGCCTCCCGACAAGATGTTGCTCTGCCAGAATGAGTCGGACTGCGAAAACTGCAAAACCGCATTAATGTCCTCCCAGCTATGCTTGTCCAGCCTGTGGCACTTGTCAAAGTCCGCCGCCCAGCTTTGCAAGGTCGCTTCTGAATGCGCTGTGCAATTCGGCAAGCGTTCTTCGATCTGATCCGCGAGCCAGCGCGCAGCGCGGTACGGAAGTGAGTCGTGCTCAAAAACCTGCTTCGGTTTCTTCGTTCCGGCGGGAGGCGGAACGAGAGAATGATTTGAATTGAAATGTATTGAATTGGTATGATTCGTATACGCTTCGTTCAAAGGTATACGTTCGTATACGTCCGTATTCTCTCGAACACGATTCCATCTTGCTTCTATCGCCTTTTGGGCATTTTTGCAGCGATCTTGATATCTCTGTTTATCTGCGTCCAAAAGAGGTTGAACAAACCCCCATGTAATGGCCAGAGCAGGGCTATTAAAAGCCGGTTCTATCCCGTCTTCACCATAGCTGAAAATCGCATCCAAAAGCATCCCCTTTTCTTCAAGAGACAGGGCTTTTAGCCCCGGTCGCAAAGTGAAATAGAGCATCACTCCCGGTTGTTTCCCTCCGGCCATCAGTTTGTCTCCATTTGATCTTCAAGCCATTTTTCAAAAGCCTTTGCTGGAATCCTTACACAGTTACCAAGCCGAACAACGGGGAAGCCCGGCAAACGCATCCACCGATAGACTGTCGGTCTACTAACCCCCATTGCCGCAGCCAATGCCGTCGGTGTATATGCCAAAGATTCCATCAAATCGCCTCCCGTGACAGTTGTTCGATAACCTCAAAAATCTTAGACTTTTCCTCATCCGGTAGCTCTTTGCGCAACTTAGAAGAGTACCTCGATTCCGAAATCCCGAGAGCTGCTGCAATTTGGTACTGCCGTAAATCGCTTCTTGCCATCGCAGCTCTGATATCGCAATTCATTTTCATTCTCTTTTCCTCCTTTACCCTTGACTTTTTCCCTTACAAGAGGTAACATATCTGTGAAGAATTAAATATTTTTCTTCTCTGATATTCGTATTATAGCGCAGGTGTTTCATAAAAACGATATTTCACTCTAATTTATTTTAGAGAGGATTTTACAAAATATCTTCGCAGAAAAGAGGAATATAGATATGGCAAGACCGCCACGAGTTTCAACACCAACAACAAAGGCATTTGCAGACCGATTATCAGACTTGGTTCAAATAAAAAAGAGTGAAGGTCTGAGCCATGACGAGATCAGTAGACAGATAGGCGTATCAAGCGGCGTCTTATCCGAATGGATGTCAGACAACAAAACAGCAAGCATTGAAAATCTTGCTAAGTTGTCAAAGTACTTCGGAGTAAGCGCAGATTATCTTTTAGGGCTTGCAGCACTAAAAACTCCGGATGTTGATATTCAAAAGGCATGCGAAATAACCGGACTATCCGAGGACGCTATCTCTGTTTTGCAAGATTCTTTTCACGCTTCGGATGCATTAAACACGTTTCTTTTAGAAAGAAATTTTCGCAATCTCCTAATGAACATGTTGTACTTTAACTACGCTGTCATTGCATCCGGGCTCCATTATCAAATATTCAATTCGGATACCTGCAATGAAAGCGAAAAAGATGATTTGCTTAAATCAATTTATGATAGTCAGGCTGTCCTTGAAGACATCAAAGACGCTCTAAAAACCTATATAAAAGTAAAAGAAAACCACGATGTTCTGCTACCGAGTGATGAAGGTTGCTTTTCACCGGAAGATTTTTACGAACTAAGGATCAACCGAAATCTATCAGCACTTTTGCATGATATTACTGGTGATAAATGGTGGTTCTCTGCCGAAGCGATTATAAATGAAGTTCAAGGAAATTTCACATAATGTCCACTTACTACCACAAGGTCCTATCTGATTCCGATATTGATGGAAAGTCTGTCAAACATACTATAAAATTCATTAAGGTCGTGGCATCATCGAAAATGTTAAGTACAATTCACCAAAAGTAAAAAACCGCCCCCGGTGTTGCAGCACCGAGGACGGTTATAGGGGGCAGCAAACTGATAGCCTACTGCCCTCCAATCATAACAAATGCAGGAGGAAAAAGCAATGCCAAGAAAAGCAAATACGCGCGCCGCGTCGGGCGCAGGCAGCATCCGGCAGCGGCCTGACGGTCGATGGGAAGCCCGTGTGACCGTCGGCAATGACCCCGGCACAGGAAAACCGATCCGCCGCAGTATCTACGGAGACACGCAGAAAGAAGTGTTGACCGCCATGCGCGACGCGCAAAAAGCGATCGACGACGGACTTTACATAGAGCCGACGCGCCTGACGCTTGCGCAATGGCTCGATATCTGGCAGAGCGATTATCTGCTCTCGCAGAAATACGGCACGGTCAAGACCTACAAGGCCCAAATCGCAACGCACATCAAGCCCGCCCTCGGCGCGGTGAAACTCACCAAACTCACGCCGCATATCATCCAGGGCTTTTACAACGATCTGCTCGCCAATGGCCGCATTGTTCCCAAACGGGACAAGCAGGGCAAGATCATCAAAAAGGACGGCGTCGCCGTCACGGAGACCGCACCGCTCAACGCAAAGACCGTGCGCAATGTTCACGGCGTTCTGACAAAAGCCCTTTCACAGGCCGTCAAGGTGGGCTACATCGCACGCAATCCGTGCGACATGGTAGACCTCCCCCGCGTCGAGAAAGTGCAAATCATGCCGCTTACCGACGAACAGGTCAAGTCTTATCTCGCCGCAGCGGATGCCGACAACGATTATGGAGATATTCTGAAAGTAATTCTCTTTACCGGCCTGCGTGAAGCTGAAGCACTGGGGCTGACATGGGATTGTGTCGACTTCAAGAAAGGCACGCTCAAAATTTGCAAGCAGTTGCAGAAACGCCCCGCCGAGGCCGGCGGTTTCCAGTTTGCCACCCTCAAAAACGACAAGACGCGCATCCTGCGCCCCGCTCCCTTCGTCATGGATATGCTGCGCGCCGTTCGCTCCAAGCAGGCGCAAAGGCGTTTACAGGCCGGTGATCTTTGGCAGGACTGGACAGGCCCCGCCAAGCAGTATGCCGCCTGTCGGCTTGTTTTCACAAATGTGCTCGGCGACCACCTGCACCCACAGCGACTTTATGCGCATCACAAGAAGATCGCAGCCAACGCAGGAGCGCCGGACGCCCGGGTGCATGATCTGCGCCACACCTTCGCCGTGCTCTCCCTACAAAACGGCGATGACGTGAAGACCGTGCAAGAAAATCTCGGCCATGCGACCGCCGCTTTTACGTTGGACGTTTACGGTCACGTCTCAGAGCGCATGAAGGAGGACAGCGCCGCCCGGATGCAGGGCTATTTTGAAAATCTCAAAAAGGCATGA